CGATCAGATTGAAAACGTCACCGCGCTTGTGAGCTGCTATTTCAAGGCGCAGGACAAAGCGATTTACGAACCGATTCACGCGGGACTCACTCAGCGTGGCCAGCGAATGCTCGCCATGCGAACGCACGCGAAAATCATTCTCGCACAAACCGACAAACACTCACTCAGCATCGAAGGATCGGCCAATCTCAGATCGTGCCGGAACATCGAGCAATTCACGATCGTGAACGATCGCGCGTTGTTTGATTTTCACGCCGGATGGATTGACGAAGTGATCGCCAATGCCAGGCCCGCCACCAACACCGACAGGAATTCTTAAAGCCGCAGGAAGCTGGCGCGCCGATGGCCGACTCGATGAACCGGAGGCCGGTGGAAATCTCCCGCTCGATCCGCCGGAATACTTGAACACCGAAGCCGCGCGAAAGTGGCGACAGCTTGAGCCGTACTTATCCAATCTGCTCATCGCCGGTCGAATCGATACCGACGTACTCGCCCAGTATTGCGTCGTGTATGCACGTTGGCGCGAGGCCGAAATGAAGGTCGAAGAAACTGGCGGACTGGTGGTCGGAATGCCGAACGGATACCCCGGCCCGAACCCATATCTCAGCATCGTGGATAAAACGCTCGACCAGCTCCACAAGATCGGCCAGCAACTCGGATTGACCCCGGCCAGCCGCACCCGCGTGAAAAAAATCGAACAGCCGAAACAAGGCCCGCGCCTTGCGAAGCTCGCAGTCTGATTTCACTTGTCGTCTCACCCTGAAATTTCAAAGCGTTGGCGTGACCTGCTCGCGCTGATTCCCGGCTATGACTCGATAGCCACCGCGCCCGAAGGTTATTACTTCGATGGGCAGACGGCAGACAACGTCGTTGAATTCTTTCACACCTATCTCACGCACACCGAGGGTGATTTGGGCGGGCAACCGCTCATCCTCGAACCGTGGCAACAGGCAAAACTCGGCGCGGTGTTCGGATGGAAAAAGCCGAACGGCAAGCGCCGGTATCGTGAAGTGTTCGACTACGAACCGCGCAAGAATGGCAAGTCCACATTCTGTGGCGGACTCGTGAACGCGATGGCGTTTCTCGATCAGGAGCAAGGCGCGCGAATCTATGCGATTGCCGAATCGCGCGATCAGGCCACGCTCGTGTTCAATCAGACCGAGGGGCAGATCAGGAACAACGATGAACTGCTCAGCATGTTGCCGGAAGGCGAAGGCTCGATCCGTTCATCGTACAAGTCGATCCGGTATGAAAAGGGATTTTTCAAAGCACTGCCGAGCGAAGCGAAGAATCAGCACGGACTGAATCCGAGTACCGTGATCGTGGATGAACTCCACGCTCACCGCAGCCGGGAAATGCTGGACGTGATGCTCACGGCGGTTGCAGCGAGATCGCAACCGCTGATCTACATCATCACGACGGCGGATTACGATCGGCCCAGCGTATGCAATCAGAAGTATGACTATGCGTGCCGCGTGCGCGATGGCCGAATCAGCGATCCGCACTTCCTACCCATCATCTATGAAGCCGATCGGGATGATGACTGGACAGACCCGGCAGTTTGGAAAAAAGCCAATCCGAATCTCGGCGTGAGTGTGCAGCTCGAATTCTTAGAGCGCGAATGTCAGCGCGCGAAAGACGAGCCGCAGTATGAAAACACATTCCGCCGACTCCACTTGAATCAGCGCACCGAGCAGGATGAAAGATTGATCCAGATCGACAGGTGGGATCAGGGTGATGAACCGCTCGACATCAACAGTTATCTAGGCCGCACCTGCTACGGCGGCATGGACTTGTCCGCCACGTCGGATTTTACATCGTTCGCACTGGCGTTCCCGGAACCGGACGGCGAATCCGTCGCCGTGTTTGTGTGGTTTTGGTTGCCAGAGACACCGATCCGACGCGATGAGGGGATGGAAGCGGACATCGCAGTGTGGACGCGCGACGGATTCATCGAGCGAACGCCGGGAAACGTCGTCGATTTCGGCCACGTCGTCGATCGCATTCTTGAGATTCGCGGCAGCTTCGACGTGCGCGAAGTCGGTTGCGATCCGTGGAACGCACGCCATGCGATGCAACTGCTCATCGCGGAAGGCGTCGAAGTCGTCGAATTCCGACAGGGTATGCAGTCGATGGCGCTCCCCACGAGCCGCGTGATGGAATTGATGGCAGGCGGGAAGCTGAAACACGGCGGCAACCCCGTATTGAGATGGCAGGCGCTCAACTGCGCTGGTGAACGCGACTCGAACAACAATCTCAAATTCAGCAAAAAGAAAAGCGCCGAAAAGATCGACGGCATGGTTGCCATGACGATGGCGATTGGCCGACTCACGATCACAGAAAACGGCGGCGACAACCAGCCCGCCACGGTTGAACAACTCCTGATTCTCTAAACCAACGTGCTGATCAAAACACATTCAGACGATCGCATCTTCTGCGCTCGCGCCATTCCCATGATCGACGCGCCAGAGGCACGCAACTTGGAAGATCCAACCAAGTCGATTCACACCCAATTCGACGGCCTCGTGCAAATACTGGATCACGGCCATTCCGGTGGATCGGGTGTCAAGATCAACGAACGCAGCGCGCTCACGATTCCGGCGGTATGGGCAGCGGTGAACGCGATCGCAAACGGCATCGCCGCGTTGCCCTTCCGCGTGCTTCGAACGATCGACGACGGCCACGAGGAAGCAATATCGCATTCGGCTCACGCGCTGTTGAGCATTCAGCCGAACCCCGACACCACTCCATTCGTTTTCATTCACACGCTGATCGCACACGTTTTGACGTGGGGAAATTGTTACGCACGCATCTTGTGGGACGGCGCTGGACGACCCCGCGAGTTGCGCATCTTGCTACCGTGGGAAACGCGCCCGCATCGACGAAACGGTGTCGTTTATTACATGTGCAACGGTGAACGGTTCGAAGCAGATGAGATCATCCACGTTGCTGGATTAGGTTTTGACGGATTGCAAGGTATCAGCGTTGTGCAAAACGCTTGCGGCTCGCTCGGACTCACGAAGTCGGCGGAAACTTTCGGCGGCAAATTCTTCGCCAATGGCGCGACGATGAGCGGTGTGTTGGAAGTCAACCGCAACATGACCCCGGAAGTCGCGCGCGAGTACGCCAAACAGTTTGACCAAAACTATCTCGGCATGAGCGCGCCGGTCAGAACGGCGGCGATTCCGCTCGGCACGAAATACACCCGGCTCGGACTTCCGCCGAACGAAAGCCAATTTCTTGAGACGCGAGAATTTCAGGTGAGCGAAGTCGCGCGATGGTTCAACATTCAGCCGCACAAGATCGGTGATTTGTCCAACGCATCGTTCACAAATATCGAGTCGCAAAATCTGTCATTCCTCACAGACACGTTGATGCCGTGGATCGTTCGATTCGAGCAGGAATTCACGCGCAAGCTGCTCGGCGTTCAACGCACGCTGTTTTGTGACTTCGATGAGCAGTTGTTGAAGCGCGGTGATCTCGCCGCCCGAAACGTCGGATATCAAATGGGTATCCAAAACGGTTGGTTCAGCCCGAATGACGTGCGGGCAGATATGGGCAAAAACAAAATCACGAACGGCGACACTTACTTGCAGCCGCTCAACATGGAACCGCTCGGCACGGTGCGCGATCCGAATACACCGCCCGATCCGCAGGCCGCTCGATCGAACGCAATCACGTTCGCCCAGGTGGAACCGATCGTGCGCGACGCCGTGAGTCGGATGAATCGAAAAGAGACTGGCATCCGATCGTCAAACGCGGATGGAAAACTCGCCAGCAAATTGATTCAGCACCGTGGCCACTTAATCGAAGCGATTCGTCCGGCGTTGATGCTGATCGGGATGCACAACCGCGCCGAACAGATCGCCACGGAAGTCATGGCAGCGCACGCGGCGACATTCAGCGCCGACGCCAGCCAGCAAATCGAAGCAGACATGAACACTCTCAAATTGGTGATCGCATGAACAACATCGAAGTCAGAAATTTCAATCTTGAACTGCGCGCCGAGGGTGAAGGCAACACCATCGCCGGTTATGCAGCCGTGTTCGATAAGCCGTTCGAAAATGAATACTTCATCGAGTACGTCCGACCCGGCGCATTCTCACGCGCGTTACGCGAAGGCCAGGACGTACTTGGATTGTTCAACCACGATGCCAATCACCCGCTCGGTCGAATGTCCGCAGGTACGATGCGGCTTGTGGAGGATGTGACTGGCCTGCTCTACGACATCGACCTACCGGATCGACAGGACGCGAAAGATTTGCGCACGTCGATCAAGCGCAAGGACATCAAAGGCAGCTCATTCACGTTCCGCGCCGTCAAGGTTGAATGGGACGAATCGAAACCCAAGCCGGTGCGCTATCTCATCGACGTTGACATCTACGACGTTGGCCCGGTGACACGCGCCGCGTACGACGACACCACCGTGGCCATGCGCTCACTTGAAATGT